CGTTATAACTAAGGCATCCGCTTTTTTCCACATGCTCTTATTATAATGTAATGAATACGCCATTGTCTAGTTATTACTGGTACATTACACTAGCGGTTGATAACCAGGCATAGTTCCCCGAAGGGGAAATTGCTATGCCGTATTCACACGAGAGGTTAAAAGGCACCGGCTCGCGCCAGAGATTATCAACAAAACCGGCATCAGGGATTGAATGTGTCCAGAAAGGCCGGCTATAACTCTGAACGCCGTTGAATTTCTCCATATAAAAAGCCCGATAAACGTCGGGCTTGTCTGTAAATACAGCGCCGTATAAAAAATCGCCGCCGGCGGGTGCCGCAGCCAGCTCTTTTAAAGGCGACCATACACCAGTTGAGACATTACCGCCATCGCCGTAAACCAATGACCAGACCTTAAAATTACCAACTGCATCTTGTCCCGTTACCAGTAAATTCCAATCGGAGCTATAGACAGCCGCGACACTGGAAAGTTCGCCGGTATTTTTATCCCAAACAGCTTTCGTCTGCCAGCTGCCGCCCACACATTTTTTGATAAAAAGAGATGTCTGGTTAGTGAAGAAGACTGCCAGATTCCCGTTAGACTTATAAGCGGCTGCTAAACCGTGAACATCGGCCGTAGGTGAATAGTCCAGCAATTCCGGACTGGACCAGCTTACACCATAATCAATGCTTTTTAGACGTCGCAGTTCACGATTGCTGTTAATCCAGAAAATCGAAACTTCGGCCCCATACGACGCTACCGCTACTGCCAGACAATTAGTCTGGCCGGTGTAAGTCCAGACGCTAAAATCAGACTGAGAACCAGGATTTGCCACCCGTTGACGATAGAGTTTGCAACTATCAGACGGTAATGTGATTCTAACTCTGATAAGAGAACCATCGCCCGATGCGGTCAACCCGTGATAGTATTCGGCTTCATTGCCCTGGTACAACCTCTCCCAGGCGAACCTTGTAATACCGGTTATTTTATTTTTTACCTCGACTTTCAGATATGGAGTATTACTTGCTCCTTGCTGTGCCGCCAGCAGGGTCGCTGATAGACTTCTCATTTAGTTCTCCCCCTCACTTGCTTTTATCAGGGTCCGTAATCAACACTTTTAGACACCGATGGAGAAAACGGCCGATAAAGCGACCGGACTCTAACTCGATTCTTCCTGCCCAACCTTTTCAGTTCTCGACGGAAAAAGTCGAGTTTCTCCCGTCCCCAACCAAGAAGCTCAGCGGCCGTCGCGGTTCCGCCGGTATTAACACGATTGACGGCATAAACTGCCCATTCTGTTGCTGCATAACCGCAAGCGCCTGCAGCAATCAAATCTTCATGCCATGTAGCAATCGTGGAAGCACCAGCGCTAAGAGTATGCAGTTTGCCATAGTAAATATAGGCATTGGAACCATCGGGTGTCTCGTACCCAAGTAGAGTGATGATGCCACCCCATAATGAAAAACACTGGTATCTTCTGGGAAAACTGTCAACCGGATATTCCACAGCTTCGATCATAATGCAGTCGCTCAATATAGTAACATCGATTTCTTTTGAGCCCGAAGTGGTGGCTATGACGGTTTTTTGCTCATATGGAACTTCATCCGAGTACTCTTTTACCGCATGGGTAATATGCCTGTCCAATTCATCATTTGTCCAGCGGTAGTTGTTAGCATCTTCATCGTGTAAATCACGCCTGACAATAGCTCTCATGTCAACCAGATTCATATTTCACCTCACTTAATAAGCATTCAGCTATCAGCCCACAGATTAAAGCTGATAACTGACAGCTGAAAGCCTATAGTACTCAGATATATCAGATGTATAAATTGCTGATTTAGTTATCCTGTACCCCAATGAGCGCGGCGGCTTTAATGGCGCTGAATAGAGCCAGGGATACGTACCATTTGATTCTGTTCCAGCTGGCGTCTTTGGTCTCTAAAGAACCGATCGGCTCTACGGTAACGAAACCGGGCGCAGTTAACCCACAGAGAGCGCCTTCACCTATTTGCAGGGCATAAATAGACGAGCATGTTCCTCCGGTAGTCGCCGTCTCGACACTACCGGCAACTACGTGAGTATCCAGAATCCAATCACTGACGCCAATGGGAATGCCATCCCAGTACTGGACAAAATTGCCCCAGTTGTCACGGTTGGATTCCATCATCCCACCCAATCCCCTGACAAGCGCATTGATTTTACGCCGTGAACGTCGACTCATTAGCAAAATATCCGGCTTACCGCCCTTCACTGCGTCAATCAACTGGTCCAGCATGGAAAGACTGAGAGTTGCGCCACTGGCGCCGGCGGCAATCACCTGTGCGCTCGCCGTACCGGTATTGATCAATTTCCTCAAACCATCGAATTGTTTGGCATTGTTTGCGGAATCGCCGTAAATGAAAGTATCTTCGAACTTGTTCTTAAGCGCTTTGGCTTTTAGTTCAATTACCGCGGCCTCGAGGTCCTGGACGTTGCTGCGCGTCGCTTTCAGGAAATTATCTACATCTGCGTCGCCGCCCATAATTTTCAGATTGGCTAATTTTTGCTCAAAGGTCGGAGTTGACTCCGTCCACGAGTCACCGACATCATAGAAATCGACATCAGACAGCGTTTTCTCCTGATTGTAGGTCAATCCGTTGCCAACAATTTCGATAAAGGGCAATGTCTGTAGAATTGGAGATTCCTTCACGATCGTCTCCACCACACCTTGGAGTAAAATATCATTGGAAAGTTTGGATGCTTCCGCTAAAGTCAACGCCATTATTTTTTACCTCCTATCGCATATTGAATTTTTTCCCGCGGGGATAGCGCCGATAAATCCATAGTCCGTCTCCCCGGAGCGCCGGCAGGCACTTTAGTTTGTGATATTTCTTTTTCTACCGATTTCTTCACCTTCCCGATCAGGCTAATCGCCTTTTCCAGAGATTTGTCTACCGCCTCAACTGTGTCGCCGCTGATGAGCTCCTCGGTAATCTCCGGATTCATCTGCATCACTTTGTTTTTATAGCTGGTTATAGTGGTATTCAGAGTTTTATCGAGGGTTGCCAGCTGTTCTTTCAACTCACCCTCCGACTTCCTCAAGATCATGATTTCGCTCTCTTTATCGGCAATTACTTGCTGGAGTTCAACCACTTTTTGCTGCAACGGGTTGATATTGTCGGGGCTATTTCCCTGTCTGTTTTCTTTGCTTGCTTCCTCAGTCAATTTTTCCTCCTTTTTATCGCTAATCTCCTGCAGGTGCGCCGTTATATCTCACTCACCAAACGCGCCCTTAGGAGGTCTTACATTCAAATCACGATTCATTTTTAGAATGGCGTCTCTTTCTTCCAGCCATCTGGTGAATTCAGTATCCGGGTCTTTCACTCCCACCTCATAAATCGCCGTGTGCCTTGAATGGATACCGCCCTGTACCATCACTTGTTCGTTAGCCACCAATTGCGCCATATCGCGTGGCAATACCGGACTCCAGACGACTCTTAGCCGATAATCGCCAAAATCATCACCGCGATATTTCTCCAGTAGTTTGAGAATCATCCGGTTTCTTTGGTTGTAAGCAACTGTCCGTATTGCCCTTTTTCGGCTAACTTTCTGCAGCAGCGGTTGCAATTCGATCTCCAGAGCCACTCCGGAGAGATTTGTTTCGTTACCGCCGAAAGCAGCCCGCGGTGATTCCGAAACATCATGCAACGTACGATATAAAAGGTTGATGTAATCGATTTGGAGTTGCACCCCGCCTCCTTGCAGCAAATCCAGCAGATAAGCCTTGGCATCTTCCGGTATGTTCCAGACGGCACCGGGCTTGACGGCAATGTCCTCTGACTGTTCGACATTTTCCAGTACGGCCACCGGATTACCGGATAATTCCAGAATGCGCGATAGCTGTGACATCGCACGATTAAACTCTCTCTGCGGTTCCATCATTTGTATCAGGTCGGAAATTCCCCAGTTTTTCTTAGGCTCGCGAAGATTGGGGAAAACAACAAAGGGGATGAAGCCGTATGGGTTGGTTTTCTTCTCCAAACGGGCATCATCCACCCATAGCTCGAATTCAGCAGCCGTCCATAGTTCCACTACACCGGTAGTTTTACCTTTAGGCTTAATGCCATACATTGTCGCCGCTACATCGCTATCGAGGTAATATCGCGAAGCCACTCGCCACACCCGCGTGTCATCATCACCGCCGTACCAGACATAAATGCCCTGAATATCCGGGGCAGTTACTCGGACACCTGCCGTCTCCGTATCCCAGATGACTTTATAAGCGGCGTCACCTAAGATAGCGCAATCGATTTCGGTCTCAAAATCCAGTTGTTCCAAACCGTTTTCCTCGTAGACCTGTTGCAATGCTGCTTCAGCACGACGCGCTTTTTCTCTCCCTCCGGCAGAATCCTCGATCGGGTCGACCACATACTTGACGCCGGACATCAGATAGGAAGCCATTTTATCGACAACCACACGGGCATAATTAAAAGTCAGCCTCTTTTCTCCCAATCGTTCCCTGCCCGGCCATTGTATACCCTGATAGAAATCCAACAACTCCCGGTAGCGTCTTATCCTATCGGTATCGCGGCGATTTAAGTCACATGGTCTATAGTCATCTTTCAATTCTTTACTCCTTCGCGCCGTATGAGGTTGTCCGAAAACGTCGCAGTGTAGGGTCGGGTTTCCGGAGACCGCAGTCGTAGGCCGGAGACACCAGGTCGTAGGTACTTGACGCAGTCAATGTATTCTCAGTGGTTAAGTTTATGTACAAACCCGACCGCCCTTTCTTTGTGATCGTTAATCTGACTTAGAACTACCGGTGGGCGGGTCATAGACCCGCCTCTACATGGCCGCCTGTTTGAAAATAGCATTTCCTGATAACCTTAAATACTAATCTGTTTTTCACACTTATCCTTCTTATCCCCGAAAGCAACTTTTAACGCTCTCTGCACCGTGCGTGTACTGACTCCGAAGACCTGCGCCAGTTCCCGGATACTTTTTCCTTCTCCGGTAAAGAGCTGTGCCATTTCTTTAGCCCGCCGCCTTTTTATTAGTTTTTGTTTTCCGCCAGGTTCATCATAAACACATATCGGTAGATGACAATTCAGACATGATTGTGCAAATTCGCAGCCGGCATCGTGATATTGACAATATTCCGGGGGTAGATCAACCACATAATCATCCATATCTCACAAACTCACAGGCACCGCAAGAAAACTGGAATTATTCAAGAACCAATAACCGAAAATAATGATTGTTTTTAATTGACTATTGGAAATATATTAGTACATTTGTTCTATTGTAGTCAACCGTGTTTTGTCGTCCTTGTCATTCTGGGCATATTACTCAAAAAAGTGGGTAAAAGGACTCCTTATGCTATTCTTCATACAATCGAATGGCGGGCGAGTTTAAAACTCGCCCCTACAACCAGATACTTCGCTACTTAACCACGGGTATTCAGACATCGAGGGGCTCTGTATGACAATATAGGAGGGCTGAACCTCAATGTGGAAGGTATAAAGACCCTTCGCTTCGCTCAGGGCGATAAAATGGCTCAATATGACAACAGGGGGCGGTAAAAAAGGTTAAAAGGAACCCTTTAAAATTGGGGCTTGCAATCTTCCGGGGGATTGTCTATAATGATAAATGGAACTCGAAAGAGAGGGCGAAAGCCCTCTCTGCATTTTCCTGACCCCTTTGCAGGGGAACAAATCAAGGCGTACCTTTCAGACTGTATCTTTCTAACCCCAAATGTTTGGTTGACAAACGCTTAAACGGTTTGATATAGTAAGAAATTGCGCCAAG